CAACCCAACTCAAAGATGCTGAAGGGCAACCCATTTTACCCGAACACTGTTTCGTTCAAAGAATGGGAGCGTGGCTTCAATGTCGCATATTATCGAAACTTGGAGAGGTTGGATGAACAAAGCGAGGCAAGAAGCGGAGAAAGCTTTCAAAAAATCGGAGGTAGATATGGAAAGTGAAATTAGTATTGAAGATATGGCAATTGAAATCAAGGAGATGGAAACCCAACTGCTTGAAATGAAAAAAGCTTATCGTGATAAAAAGATGGCAGGTCTTAAATCTGCTGTTGAAGCACGTAAGTCTGCCGATGAAGCTGTACGAGAGGAGCTAAAAGCTCTTGGAGTATCAGGCTATTCGTCTTCATGGTCTAGTGTAGACCCACTTAAACTATATACCAAATGGTATTAACTGAGAGGGGCGAAAGCCCCTTTCTTTTTACTTAGTAGTTCTCTTAATATAATCGTCACTACCGTCCATGTACGCTTCTAGCAACTCTAGTTGTTCATCC